CGCATATCCTCACCAACCATTTTAGTTCTGGCGGCTAGTCGTTGCGCTAGGTCGCTTAAAGCAAAAGCACTTACAGGATTAAAAGACACGCCATAATTACTAACCTCACGCTGATGAGTAGATTTTTCAAAACCTTCAATCGCCTCTTTCAACGCTGTTGTCGTTGCCGCATTTTCAGCAGCCAGCTTTTCCGATCTTGATTTTTCAATAGTCAAAAGCTGTTCATGGTCGTTTTCTTTTATTGCTTTTTCAGCTTGGGCCTTAGCTAGTAATTCAGCCTCATCCTTCGCTTTTTGTTTCGCTTTTTTTGTCTCGCCTAATAGCTCCTCATTTTTAGCTTTAATAGCTGCAAATTCAGTTTTATTAGCCTCAATTGCCGATGCTTGTTCTTCGATAACTTTTAGCGCTTCTTCTATTTCCATCTCTAATACTCCCACGGGGAAAACAGCCACTGGCTGAATTTTTGACATAAAAAAACCGCCTAATGATTAGCGGTTTCACATTAATACTTATATTTAATTACTTGAAAGACATAGAGTTCCTTGCCTCAAGCTGATTTAAGGTTAAGACTTTACCTGTTTTATCGGTAAACCTTCCCAGCGATATCTTTCCGCTTCTAAAAAGTTTTGCTCTTGTAGTCCCTAGCACTTCATTTTGTATGCTTGCATCCTGTCTTTTTAACCACCCGCTGTAGCTCAGTTTTGATGATGCGGGTTCAAATTTATCCTTATACTGCTTAGCTGCTCTAGTCCCATCAGCATCAGAACCTAGATCATATTCAGGCTTTACCACTGCAATCCATTTACTGCGACAACCATAATGAATAGGTGGTTTTGATTGATTATCTTTTGGTTTAAATTTTTGTAAGTCTAAACCAGCGCATGTTAATGAAGTTCGTGAATCTAATGTTGAAACCCACTGCCAGCCATCTGTAATAGCCTCGTTACCCGCAAAGGCTTCCTCCATAGATACTGAGGACATGTGATTAGTGAGCGTTCTTACAAGAGCCTCCGCTTGGTGTTTAGTTCTTGTGCTGACAAGTGCTGACACTTCTTTTACAACTTGCTGACGTGTTTTACCTGTTGTTCTTCCATCTTTAATGATCTGCCCTATTCTTTTAGATTGGCTAGCAGAAAAACGCTTAGTAGCTTGGGCAACTGTTACTCTCTCAAGCTGCCCATCTATTAGCAGTTCCATTGGCCTCATTTTTATAGCTTTACTGAGCGCTGTTTTGGAAGTCGAGGCAACTACTGTAGCTGTTGTGGTTTCCAGTAAAAGGTTTTCAGCAAACTTAGCTTCCTTTACTGAAAAAGCTTCTAAGGATTTTAATAAGTCAGCACCATAAAGAGTCAGCATTTCTTGGCTTATTCTTTCAACTTCTTTGCCTAAAATAACGGATCTTTCTTTTCCATACCTTGCCAGCACTTTTTTTTCTAGTAAAGTATCTAGGCGTCTAATATGCTTGTAAAGCCTTCTGGCCTCGCCTTTTGAGTAACGCTCTAATAATATCTGCCTTAATGTAACCGCATCTATCATGGCATCCCTGCTGCTCATTCAAGAGGACTTTCATCGTTAGTGTCAGAATCTATATCTTCGTTACTGCGTAGTGGATCAATCATACCGCTATTACGAGCGTTTTCTTGTAAATCTTCTTTTGCTAAAATGCCGCGATCATAAAGCTGTATTGAGGCCATAACTTGCGTTGCATCTAAGTTTTTATCATAAAAATCATCAGAAATAGCATATTCTGGCTGCTCAGTCGTCCCCATGTAGGCGCATACCCAGGACAAAGAAAGCTCTATAGCGGATGAGGCATTTTGAACTACGTTAGTTAAGACACTATTTGTGCCAGCATGACGTATCATAGCAGCCGTCGCGGTTTCAGCTTGCCCGCCTTGATCAACAAGCCTTGCGCCAATGGCTACCATTTCTTTGAGTTTTTCTTTCATTTCTTGCGATACAGCATCATTAGCTGTTGTTTGTAACAGCGTAGCGCTGCCACCACCAGAGGTAATTAAGCCGCGCCTTGCCCCAACCTCAACACCATTAGGGTTTAGCTCTTTCCATTCATTGCTGTTGATGCTGCCAATATCAAGATGAAGCATGGGCTGGCCATGTAAAAATAACCCTTCTTCTTTATCTGCTGAGTTTCGGTAGTGACCTATATTTATTTCAGCAATATCATACAAAGGCGCATCATCGGTTGCTGGATCGTTACTATATGAACCAGCTATGACAAAAGGTATATATCTTAAGCGGCCACCTGTTGCATCACGCGGTTCTATAACTGAAACTATCTCATCTTCTCTGTAAACAGTTATAGTATAAAGACCATCTTGTAACGCCAAAACGCGGTATTGAGTGGACAACTTACTTTCAAATTCATCGTTATAAACAGCATAATCTTCTTTTAATACAACCATGACTAACGTATCTACGCCCCCGATAGCCTGTGTCTGCCAGTTTATAATTGATTCAGGCAGGTATGGTTTAATGTTGGCCTTAACCTGTAAAGCTCTTACAGCAGAATCACTTAACCCTTCATCTACTGATGGATAATCAGTCAATAAACCATATCTGCCGGTTTGTAATAAATTAGCAATTGTATTTTTTGCAAGCTGTTCAAGTGTAACGCCATCACCAGTTGCATTATCTTCAATATATGCGATCTGAGCTGGAATATTGGTGCGTGGTTGCTTCCTAAAAGCCATGCCCACCATTGAATCATTAGTTGGTTTGATCACATTTGTAAAAATAGCTCTTTGAACATAACTTTTATAACGGGTAAGAGAATCTGAACTGTTAGCGTTAGGATTTGGCAGGTAAATTTCACCCGCTTCTTTAACCGCTTTTGCACCTTTCATACAATTTCTGACAAGCGACCACTTACTTAGCGCGTAACTATATTGATGGTGTTGACTATGAACTGGCATATTAAAATCTCACGTTGATATCTATCATTGGTTTTGATATTGGCATTAAATAAGCAATAACATAAGTTGCCGCATCGGGTAAGTGATCAATGTTTGATTGCTTATCTGGTACGCCATTGGCATCATAAGTTAGCTGCTCAAAACACCTAGCAGTTTCAGGGCATAAAGCGTCATTAACTCTTACTATTTTATCTTGAAATGCCTTGTTTGCACTCATTACTCTGTCTTTTACAAGGGGGTTTCTATTATTTGCGTAAACCGAAAAACCAGCCTGTTCAAGTAAGGCAATATCAGAAGTAGAAGCGTTGACACTTTTTCTAGCTCTACCCGAGGCATCTGGGTAGATACTGATGTGATGCTCTGAAAAGCGATCTTTAATTATATTAATAATTTCAGGGGTGTCATAAACGCCTTTTAATTCATCTACTGCGTGATAAACCTTTCCACGTAAAACATAAATAACAGCCGACATATTGGTAACATTAAAATCCATGCCAATATAAACGGGCTCTTTTTCAATTACGCTTGCATCGCTTCTACAATTAACGCGATCATAACCGTTATAAACTGAACCTGATTTAAGGTTTACAAATTGCCCCATTAAATACGCGCTGATTAGCTCATCGGGATAAGTTTCCTTCAAACTACTTATATAGTCTGGTGGTAAAAACTTCTCATTTTCATAAGTAGAAGCTTGCACCATTGAATAGCTATTAGTAGGGTTTAGGGCAAATTTTTGATAAACAAATAAAAAGCCTTCTGGTGTAGTTGTAACGCCTATAGTGTTTTGTACGCCAGGAATGACCAGCCTTAAACGTGCGACTATTCTATTCCAAGCTTCACTGGCTTTAAGTTTAGGTAGCGTATCTATCTCATCTACTAATGCCCTGGCTATCTTAAACCCAATGATAGAGCTGGGTTTATCCATAGAGCGACAAATAACAGTGCCGTAGTAAGCCTTGCCACGATAAATGTCTATTTCTTTATTGGCCAGCTTAATATCAACATTAAACCCCAATGTATAAGCGGCTTCTTCAAATGTAGGAAAGTAAATGTCTCTTATAGCTGGATAGGTAGGGGCGAAATAACCTTGTATCGTTTTAGGGTTTCGTGATGCAAATAATAGCTGGTCAACACAGCCTATATAAGTTTTACCAGAACCAAGGCCGCCAATATATGCTTTAAACTTAGAGTTTAGCCTGTTAAGAAATATATCTTGAGGCCTGCTAAGCTCAAGCATTCGTTACTTTAATATCTTTAACCGCGTCGTTAACTTTAAAAGTAATATT